CGCATGGACAAATATGAACTTATCCTAACGAAGAACCCTCGGGACTTCGCTGGTAAGGACATAAATCCATCATGGTTGAGGCTTTTGCCTCTTGTGGAGAGATTCTCTCCACGCCATGACATCTTACCTTCTCGGGTGGCCAACAAACCAACTGAGAAGGGATCCGAACATAGGGAGGAGGCATCGCTGGAAACAGCTAAAGCCGCAGAGACAGTAGTCTCCCTTCGCTATGTTTTACCCTCTGGCGATCTGCTGATGCAGAAAGTCAAAGGTCAGTCTATAAGATCACAGAAGTGGTCGAAAAAGACTACATACTTTACTGACAAACAGAAGTTTGCCCTTAGAGTAATATTATCAAGAGATATAGGTTTGAGCAGACGCTCAATTGCGGCTTTGCTAAGACGCCCTAAGTTCTCTTTTCTGAGAATACAAGACTGTATCAACGGTATCGTAGACTCATTATGGCTCAGCAACGAAATGTTTTTCGAAGCTGGGTCGGATAACCTTCTCCTGATTAAATCATTAGTCAGGAAAATGTTTAAGGTCGGAGCCTATAATCTACAGACATTAGTTTCCGACTGGAAGGACTGGGGTAATGAATTATTTCATACCTTGGCCCAAACTAAGACTATAGGGGATCTAAAGATCCCAAAGTATAATAACATCTATAGTCATTATCTTGATCGTACCCCAATTATTATTAGGATCCGGTCAATCAAGGAAGGTTTGCCGAAGACACTTCAGCAACTCTTTCCTTTAATCTCCAGTAGGCAAATCCCATATATGGGGATCCGAACTGAAGAGAAATCCCTTGTTGAGTTCCAGAAGGTAACAACAAGGGATTTTCGACCAGACAACTCCATTCATATGAAGTTGATTATGGCCGCAAGGCGAATCGGAGGGCTCTGTCGAGCTATCCGAAATAAACCTTTACTCGATGGCGATGCACACATAAGTGTGACATCATCAGGAGAATACGACCACAGCACTTCGCAAGGTGCGCAGGCTAGGGCCGTTAAAGACGCAATGGAACGTATACTTACGGAAGTTCCCGAGTTCGATAGAACTGAAGAAACTCCATTTGGTCTTATAAATATAGTAGCTGGAATTCCATTATGGATCCAACTCTATAGAGATCCTACCGAGTGGAATTTTCACATTGGAAGGACCTATCTTGAAGAATACGAAACAGTGAATCCACTGTCATCTATCTTCGTTGATCAAGTTTTCCGAGGGTTAGATAATCTAACCGGAAAACAGATTCTATACTGCGCATACCGGTCAAAAGACGAGCTGCCAGTAGTCCGCGCCGAGACCGTCCCAGAAATGGGCGATAAAGGTCGCGTGGTTACTGTTGGCGAGTGGTGGCTTAATGTTTATCAAGCCCCACTCGGTCACCTATTGGTGGGAGCCTTACGGTTCCATCCGTCAGTATTTTCTTCGTTCGCCCGCCAAGACCAAGCATGGTCAGCGGTGAACTATATCACTTCATCAGACTATCGTCTACCTGAAGATGACAAAATCATAGCACTCTCTAGTGATCTAAAGAATGCTACGAATGCTAGTGTACAATCCCTTGCTAGGGATATGCTCACTGGCTTCTGTGATGGTTATGGGGGATTCTCCCCACATGACAATCAATACGTTAAGAGCGCAATCGGGACCATTGGCCCGAGACTAGTTACTAGTCGTAATGTTGATAGACACTCGTTTATCACCAATACTGGCGTGATGATGGGAGAGCCTTTGGCTAAACCATCCTTAACTTTACTCAATCTAGCGATTGAGGAATTGGCCTTTCTTGAAGAAACTTCAAGGGAAGACCTCTTATATGGAACGGATCCAGCGCCCTATCGGGCGTGGCGTTTCATACATATCGGCGGTGATGACCATATAGCTATGGGACCACAGTCGTACTTAGACCGGATAACAAATAATCATTTGGCAGCTGGATCTATGATAGATGATGGCAAACATGGGTGTTCCCATATTGCAGTCAAATATTGCGAGCGTGTCTTATCTATTGATAATCTACGCAAGTTTCACTTTAATAGAAAGCACCAACCGGCAGAAGCCGGCCAATCCCAAAAGGGATGGACTTTCTTTAAAGATTACAGTAACAGCATCATAATTGATGGTGTTAAGGTACGACTTCTTGAAAAAGGTGAATCCACCTTGATCAAAAAGGATAACAAGAATGTCGCCGTCGGAAAGGCGGGACAACTTGGTAAGACGTTGATGTGGCTATCTAATGATAGACGCTTCTTCGCTCAGGGTAAGGTCGCAAGTATACGACACTTATTCTGTAATAGGATGGGTCCCTTACTTCCTAGTAAGGTACTACACCCTAAATGTTACGCCAACATCCTTCTTCCGAGGGAGTTAGGCGGATACGGTATTGGTTTACCTTCCGAATGGAAGTGGGCTCTCTGGCTATCGCCAGGACCAACCAAATTTGTCGTTGCACGGGCTATCGCCGGTCACAACGTTCTAGAGGAGCTTAAGCTACTGCGCAAGCTAAACTCTAATTCGGTCTCCAGAGGGATAGAAATCCCAAAGGACACCGCAAAAAGCTATATCGTTAAGTGGATGGAAGACCACAACGTTAAAACTTTAAACTGGGGAGACCTAACGGACCGTTATGCCTCTGCAGCAACAGGAAAAGACCTCATCGCGCAAGCGGAGAGCGATAATATTTTATCGATTGATTCCTGGGTTGATCAGTTGATGAGAGGAAATATTTTCCAACAACTGATCCTAGGCCGTGAAATTAAACAATTTAATTCCGTGGCATACGCCAAACAATATCAGAGAATCTGGAGCCAGTTTGACGAAAAGTTCCCGGGTTGGGCTGCGGAAGCAGCAAACCTAACCTATGAACAAATTCCGGAGGGTAAAGACCTAGAAAGGTTAATCTTTAAGTCCCAACCGGTATCCTATGTTGACTTAACACAAGAATGTGTTTTGTACAAACAAGAAGGTCTGATTCAGCCAGGAGATTCCTGGTCTGGGTCGGAGGATGGAGAGCCACCGTCAGAAACTGATGATGGTGTCTCCAATCGAGTTACCTTGACGTTACGTCAAGCTTTCTCGTATTCTCTTCCCACACTATCGTGTGGAAAGGGATTCGTTGGCGTCAGAGCGTAGAAACGTTCTACCTAATAATGTCCCGAAGGTGCACTATTGTGTTCTCTTCAACCAGCAAGTCCATGCATTGCGAAAGA